TCATACGCCATTAGTAACCGCTTCCTCCGCTATTGCTACTACTTGAACCACTGCTTTGATTCGAGCTACTACTATTTGAACTTGAACTAGTACCTAAGTTCAAACTACTGTTACTTGATACTGCTTTACTAGCACTTATGTCTTGTGTTGTGCTAACTATTGCACCTTGTGATTTTAGTTTAGTTGCTGTAAGAGTTGTAACAACTTCAATGTTATCAACTGTTGCACTGCTTATAAACACTTCGTCTGCTTCTGACTTAACTTCAAACAAACTACCAAAAGTAAGTGAGTCTTGTGTAGGAACAATAACAAATGCCGCTAAGTTTGGAGCAAGTTGTGTCATTACATAAGCACTAAGCTCTGTAAAGTAAAACGTATCGCCAAACTCCCAATTTTCTATAGCAAAGAATTCATTAATTGCTGTAATAACACCTGCCTTTAATTCATTTTCATTGACAACTTTATCTGTATTTTTTACAATTTTAAATGATGCTTTCAAGTCGTCACTTGCTCCGATGCCAAACAGCTCTTTGTACTTAACTGGATGATAAATTACTTCGTCACTAATTGATTTAATTTTGTTTATTTCTTCACCAAAGTTAATAAACAATACATCACTGCTTGGCGGCAACGGTTTAGTTGCTAGGGCGCCTGCTACATATTGTCTATAAGACGTGTCATACGATCTTGTTAATACATAAGTGTCAATAATGTTAGAGCTACTTGGATCTATTCTGTTGCTTTCGTCTGCTGAATGCTCATATTGGAATATAATTCCATCTCTACCTGTGTAAGCTCTAAAGTTTACTGTTAACTCTAACTTTTCAGTTGTTGTATTGTAAACTTTAAAAATATTTTTATCTATGATATAAAAAACTGTGCCTGTTGCATAACTTTCAATACCAGTATCAGTAATAACTGTTTCTGTTGCTACTGCTGTAATTTTTTCATCAACAGCATCTACATATCTAAAGTCTTCTACAGCATCAGTTGTAGTATATTGTTTTTGGTATATAAATTTACCTGTGGATGATGTTGTAATAAACTTATCAAAAATTTCTGGATCATCTACAACGCCATCATCGTCGCTGTCATAAAATCCAACTTCAATCTTTTTACTATCTACATAGCCTTCTTTATCTCTATACTCATTTACAATTTCCCAATTAAAAGGAACTGTAAACGGAGTAAGTGCATATCCGTTACTAGTTGGCTGTGTGTTAATACTCATTAAACTAATTTTATCTTTTACAACTTCGTTAGTTAATGGATCATATACTTTATCTGAATTATCGTAATAGAATCTAATTTCTTTATCGCTTTCAAACACATAACGCTGTCCACGATATGTAATTGTATATGTTTCTCCGTCTGTTTGGAATAACAATAACCAACTACTGTCTAAGTTTTGTCCTGTTATGTCACCTGTTTTACCTGTAGTAAACACATTTAAAATATCAAGATCGTCTTCTACTATAACACGCCATGTTGATGATTTAAAATCAAATCTTAAACCAAACGTTTTATAAGTAAACACTTGATCAATAATTTGAGTTTTAATTTGATTTTCAATTGCTGTAGTAAACACAGGTTTAATTTCTTGTATAATAGGAGCAGTTGATAAATCGTTGTTAATTGGTCCTGGAATAATATCATTTAATGCTATTGGACCTGAACCGTCATTAGTGTTATCAACACCTGGGCCATTAACACTTATAATTTTTGTCCATTTGTAAGTAGTTGCACCTGGATGATCTGCGGCGCCTGCCATTATAGATCCATCAGGCATAAAATGATACCCTGTTGGTGCTACAAACTTTATCATACTACCTGGTTCAAGGTATTGTAATGTAGAGCCTGTAAATGTTCCTACTCTTAATTTTGTATTATCAATATCTGTTAAGTAACCTGTTGTTAAATTAGTTGCTGTTGAAACTTGATTCCATCTTGCACCTAATTCTTCTACAATTATTTTTGCAAACTGTGAGTAATAAAAGTTTTTAATTTTATAGTTCTTAAGAATAACTTCAATTTGATTCTTAATAATACCCTCAATGTCTGTTTTTGTTGCAAAAGAAAATACTTCTTTGCTAGTTAAGTTTTGTGTATAAAGTATACCGTCTTTACCATATAAATTAGTTTTACTATATTTGCCAGTAGCATCAAGTAAATCATAATATCTACTAATACCACTTGCTGTTCTGTTTACACTCTTAACTTTAATAATTTCTTGACTTACTCCTAGTGGAGCAACGTTGTAGTCTTCGCCTGTAACCATTCTATTTTGTGTATAGTATGTTGCAGGAGCATTTGCTTTGATACTTGCATTAGTTTCTGAAGTACTTGAATTTTCAACAGGATATTTTAGCTCTAAGCCTATTGTAAGATTTTCTGATGTTCCTAATTTACTTCTGTAAGGAATAGTAATTGTAATGTTTATAAGCTCTGATGGACTTACAACAAATGTTCTATTATCACTTACACGGTAATAAACTTTAAATGTACCTTTTGGCAATGCACCAAATGTACCATCTGAGAATATTAAACTAATTCTATCTTCAACTCTAGTTAGTACTGAATAAATGTTTCTAATATTTTTACTTAAACTGTTATAAACAATGTTGTTACCTTCTACAGCATCAACTTTGTTCCATAATTCATTTTCATTACCAATGTCATCTAATTTGTACAACCAAACATCTGTATTGTTAACGTCTACAGCATCGATTGCAACAACTTGGTTTGAACTTGGAGTTGCTATTGAGAAGTTACCTTGATCTAAACGTCCTTGTCTAAAGTGCGCAAAGAAGCCTGTATTATTTGATCCAGCACCCTGACCATCATCTCTGTAAAGGAATGCAAAGTTGTTGCCTGGTAGCGGAGACTCTTCTACAATATTTCCACTTTCAACATTAGTACTTGTAATTTCAAACTGTGTTGATTTACCATCAACGTTTTTACTAAATCCAAATACTGGAATATCTACGTTTACACCATTAACTCTGTACTGCTCAACACTAATGCCATTAACAGTATCAGTTTTTACAGGACGACCAAACACACTGTTTGCAGGTAGTGCAGAATTTATTACTTTAATAAATTGCTCATACCAGTCTTGATTTGAAACATCATTCCAAATAACTGTTTGTCCAGATAAGTTAGTACCATTTGAATCATACAATTCTTCTGTAGAACTAATTGTTTCAAATTTTAGTAGTCCGTTTGCTGATTGGTTACGTTTTGGATTGTAAGATAGTAAACGAGCTAAACGTAGTACCGACTCTCTACGTTCTGCTAGTTCTAAGAAATTTTCTCTTGCATTAAGGTCAACACGGAAAGACATGTTTTGACCTAAGAAAGCAATAAGGTCAATCAATGCCAAGTATTCACTTGATTCGATGTAGTCGTTAAAATCCTCCGGATAGTTCTGACGGAGGTAATTTATCATTGTTCTGCGCAGGTTATCAAAGTCGTAACTTTGGAAATCTGCATTTCTAAAAGACTGATATACTCGCTTCCAATCTTCAGCTAGTAATAGTCTATTTTGTCTGTCGGTTGTTGACATACTTTGCTTCCTTTATATGTTACAGTATTTATTAAGAACGGTAAAGTGCGTATTTAATTCTATGTTAAAATAGCGTTATCTTCATCGAATTTCATACGCATACTTTCAGAAATATTGTAAGGCAAGTATGTAAGTGTACACTCAACCATAATACCGCTTTCATAAGTGTCGACTGTAACTTGTTCAACGCTCACTCTTGGGTCAAAATTAATAATATCTGTTACATTGTTTGCGATAGCATCTCTTAAGCCATCTGTCATTGGTTCAAAAATGACATCCCAAATAATAGTTCCAAATTCTGGATTCTCTAGTCTTTCACCTACTCGAATATGAAAGTGGTTTATGATATCCTGTTTAATAAGTGCAATATCGTAGAGATTGAAACTGGTGTTCTCAGGATTTGTTGTAGAAATACCTCTATAGGCTCTACTTTGTACCTGCGGTTGCGGTCTTTTATTTGACTTTACTGTAACATCTTTATACAGTTTTTTCTCTTGTGTACTCATAACTATATTTACCTACTTATTGTGGACCCGATATTGGCGTATCTACACGCTTGCCTGCTTCAATATTAGTTCCTGCTGGCTCTGTTGTAATGCTATCTCTTGTTACAAGATCTCCGGTTATCATTTTACTTGCAAAACCTCTACCTAGTCCAATACGTTTATTAGTTTCTGCACCGCCTTGGTTTGCATAACCAACTGCTTTACGATATTGTTCGCCTAGTGTTCCAAAATCAAAACTATCCCAACTTATTGTTTTACTATTAATATATCCAGCCGCAACTGCAACTGCAATTTCTGGATCATTAACTAAGTCAGGGTTTTGAACAATTTCAGGGTGTCCGGCTTTTCTACCGTATGTTTCGTAGTTGCCTTTAAATGTTAACTGAATAAGTCCTCTACCACGATACTTGTAGCCTTCATTTTGTGCATTACCATATCTGTTGCCATACAAAGTATTACCTATAGCG